GAGTTAGAGGTGTAACTATGGGTTGGCTAAGTTTTTTAAATCCAATTGCAGGTTTAGGCAAAACTTATCTTGAAGGTAAGAACAATGTTGCTAAGGCTAAGTCAGCAGCAGCTATTATAAGTATAGAAGCTGAAGCAGATGTAAAAGTAGCAGGTGCTAAGGCAGCACACAAGCTAGCTGATGATGGTCAGACGCAAGATTACAATTTAGATTACATAGCCATGCAGCAAATGGATAAAAGCTATGTAGATGACATAATGATTGCTTTGCTACTTGTACCAGTAGGTGCGTCATTTTTAGGTTATCAAGAGGAAGTTACAGCAGCATTTGAGTCATTTGCTTCAATGCCTGATTGGTATCAATATTTAATTATAGGTATCTATGTTGTAAAGTTTGGATTGCGTGGATTACTTACTAAGCTAGTCTCTGGAAAGCTTGGCGGCATTAAGCTGAAATAGACTCACTATTATATTATGTACGTTGTATGTGGTACGATACAGCAATTATTTAAGGTATGGACGACATGTCAGAAAAGTTTGATGAAGAAGTGATATATTCAGATGAAACATCTGATAAGAATCTATACAGCGAAAGTACTGTTGAGTTAGCTGATTGGGAAAACGCTCCTAAGATAACTGACCTAAAGGCTGACTACACAGAAGCTTTACCTGCTCATCAATTACAAATGGCAAAGGTTAAGACCTGGGTAGACAATCTTAATATTGAAGGCAAAGCTGCAATTACAAAACGCACTGGTCGTAGTGCTGTAGCTCCTAAACTTATTCGTAAACAAGCTGAGTGGCGGTATGCTGCACTTAGTGAGCCATTTCTATCTACAGACGATGTGTTTAACGTAGAGCCCATTACTTTTGAAGACAAGCAAGCTGCAGTACAAAATCAATTAGTTTTAAATAACCAATTCAATACTAAAATTAAAAAGAATCGTTTTATTGATGAGTTTATTAGAGCTGCAGTTGACGAAGGCACGGTAATACTCCGTGTTGGTTGGGAATACGAAGATACAGTTGTAGAAGTAGAACAACCAATTATTGAACGAGTACCTGTACAAGATCCATTGCAAGCAGCTCAGATGGCTGCTCAAGGTATGGAACCTGTTGAAGAAATACAAACAGGCACTGAAATGGTTGAGGAAACTCAAATCATTAAGAACCAACCTACTCTTGAAGTGTGTGACTTAAATAACGTACTAGTAGATCCTACGTGCAAAGGCGACATAGAGAAGGCGCAATTCCTTATTTATAGTTTTGAGACTGACCTATCAGAACTTAAGAAAGATGGTAGATATACTAATCTAGAAAAAATTAATATATCTGGTAACTCAGTATTATCAGAACCAGATCATGCACAGACTTTGGAAGAAGCTACATTCTCTTTTAAAGACAAACCTCGTCAGAAGTTTGTTGCCTATGAGTATTGGGGTTATTGGGACATTAACAAAACAGGTATTGTAGAACCTATTGTTGCTACATACGTAGGCGATACAATAATTAGAATGGAAGTAAACCCATTCCCAGATCAACAGATTCCATTTGTCATGGCTCAGATGTTACCTAAACGTAACTCTAGTTATGGTGAGCCAGATGGTGCATTGTTAGAAGATAATCAAAAGATTGTAGGTGCTGTAACTCGTGGCATGATTGACATTATGGGTCGTTCAGCTAACGGACAGTTAGGAATACGTAAAGATGCTCTTGATGTAACTAACCGTCGTAAGTATGAGCGAGGCTTAGACTATGAGTTTAACGCCCAGGTAGATCCACGTCAGGCATTCCACATGGGTGCTTATCCTGAGATCCCTCGATCAGCTGAAGCAATGATTGCTTTGCAAAACCAAGAAGCTGAATCATTAACAGGTGTTAAAGCTTTTTCTTCTGGTTTAAGTGGACAAGCACTTGGTAACACAGCAACTGGCATACGTGGAACCTTAGACGCTACAAGTAAGCGTGAGTTAGGTATCTTACGTAGACTAGCTACATGTATTAGCGAAGCAGGAAGAAAGATCTTAGCTATGAATGCTGAGTTTTTATCTGAAGAAGAAACTGTACGTATTACTAACGAAGAGTTTGTACAAGTACGTAGAGATGATTTAGCGGGTAACTTTGATCTTAGATTAACTATTAGCACTGCAGAAACAGATAACGAGAAAGCTCAAGAGTTGGCATTTATGCTACAGACTATGGGTAACTCTATGGATCCTTCTATGGGTCAAATGTTGTTAGAAGAAATTGCAATGCTACGTAAGATGCCAGCATTAGCTAAACGCATTAAAGAGTACCAGCCACAGCCTGATCCTATACAACAAGAGAGAGGACAGTTGGAACTTGAGTTACTTAAAGCACAAATTTCTAACGAGCAAGCTAAGGCTGCAGAGAACCAAGTTGACATGCAACTTAAATTAGCTAAGACTCGTAACTTAGAAAGCAAGTCAGACACTGAAGATCTATCGTTCTTAGAACGTGAGTCAGGAGCTGATATGGATAAAGAATTTGAAAGAAAAGATTTTGATAGACGTTCTCAGCTTGATTTAAAAGCTGCAGAGAATATGTTAAAAGGTGACGGAGCAATGGCTCCTAGTATTTAAACTAAACCAAGATAACCTACAGGTAAAGCTGGGGGACACAAAGGTAAATGAACGATGAGTGAAATTGAGCAGATTGATGTTAGCATTGATGTAGCACGTAAAGATGTAGAGAAGATGAATGGTCTACTACGTCTTATAAAAAATAAAGACTTTCAATCTTTAATAGATGATGGATATTTTGTAAATGAATCAAGTCGGCTAGTTATTTTACGAGCAGACCCTTCTATGCAAGATGAGGTGTCACAAAGAACTATTAATGATGGTATGACAGCTATTGGGCACTTTAGACAATATCTGAATACTGTTATGCAGATAGGTCGTATGTCAGAGCAAGGTATTAAGGAGGACGAAGAGACGCGTCAAGAACTTCTAGCAGAGGAGTTATAACATGTCTGAGTCCGAAGAACTTAATGTTTTAGATTTGCCTGATGACCAAGTTAACGATGCTATTGCAGCAGAGATGGCTCGATTAGACTCAGAAGAGTCTGCTGAAGATTTTACTGAAGAAGGTGGAATTGAAGTAGACGAACAAGAAGAAATACAGGAAGAAGAAACTGAAGAAGGTGAAAGTAATGATGAACCATCTGAGGACTCTGAAGATGAAGCTGAAGGGTCTGGCACAGACCCTGAAGCTGACTCTAGTCACTTCTCTGACGATGATACAGAAACAATTGAAGGAGGCTCAGACGAAGATTCTGACGGCTCTGAAGAAAGTGACGTTGACTCTGAGGAAGAAATAGATTATAAAGTTCAATATGAACAGCTGCTTAGTCCTTTTAAAGCTAACGGCAAAGACATCAAAGTAGACACGGTAGAAGATGCCAGGTCTTTGATGCAAATGGGTGCTAACTACAATAAGAAAATGGCTGCGTTAAAGCCAAATCTTAAAGTAGTTAAAATGCTAGACAACCACGGTTTGCTAGATGAACAGAAGTTAAGCTACTTAATTGATCTCAGTAAACAAGATCCTGAAGCAGTTAAGAAGTTAGTAAAAGATAGTGGAATTGATCCACTAGATATTGACACAGACAATATTGCGTATAGACCCAACGCTTACAATGTCTCTGATAGCGAAGTAGCACTGGACGGAATACTCGATGACATTCGAGACACAAGTACCTTTAACACTACTATTGATATCATTGGTAATAAGTGGGACGAAGCGTCCAAAGATATGATTGCCAAAGACCCTAATATCATTAAGGTCATCAACGATCATGTCGGATCTGGAATATTCAAGAAGGTCAGTGAAGTTGTAGAACGGGAGCGAATTTTAGGAAGACTTAATGGTCTTTCTGATATTGAGGCTTATAAACAAGTAGGCGATGCGATCAATTCTAGTGGAGGATTTGGTGACCCTGTACAGGTTACTAAGACCCAACCAACTAGTATATCTAAATCAAATAGTGTTAATAAGGCAAACAATCCTGTAGATCCAAAGCTTAAAGTTAAGCGAAAAGCTGCGGGCTCTACAAAAAGTAAGCCTAGTAAGGCAAAACCTCAGTTCGATGTACTCAGTATGAGCGACGAAGAATTTGAAAAGATGTCTTCTAGTAAGTTTGTTTAATTACTATTTTTTAAGGATATACTAATGAGTATTACATATAACGATCCCAAAGGCGGAACAGCGTCTGGTGTTGGAGCGCAAGTCCGTACGGATTATTACGCTAAAAAAGCTTTAGTTGAAGCTTCAAAAGAACAATACTTCGGTCAGCTAGCCGACGTAACTGCCATGCCTAAAAACATGGGTAAGACTATTAAGCGTTTCCATTACATGCCTATCCTAGATAGCCGTAATTCTAACGATCAAGGTCTTGATGCTGCTGGTGCAGTTATTACAACCGCACAGTTCTATGCAACTTTCCCACGTACAGTGATGGAAGTAACTAACGCTACTAAAGCTGCTGCCGCAGCTGCTATCAACGATAACGTTGGTTCTGTAGTAGTTGCAACTGCTGGTGCTAACGACAGTGGTGCTAGTGGTACAGGCTTTGCCTCAATCACTATTGCTGGTGGTCTAAACGCTAAGTACGCAGACTCTACTAAGAAAGA